ATGCGCGAGTATCCGGCGACCTGGAAGCCCGGCGACGAGCCGTACTATCCCGTGGACACGGCGGAATCGCGCGCCTCTTTGAAAATTCCCCGGGGGTAGAATTATATTTTGCGATTTTCCAGATGCTATTGCTCAGGGCTTTACGACTCAAACCCGTAATACACTGCCCATTTTTGTAGTTTTCTCCTTTCCATATGGATATTCTGAAAAAAAACCTCGCGTATCGAGTTGTAGAGTCTTGAGTAATAGTGTCTGGAAACTATAAGAAAACTGGATAAAAGTAAAGGAGATATTTATGGCTACTCGAAAAAAGTCAGAAGGAGAGACCAAGAGAAGCTACGCACCTGGACGAACCTCTGATGAAATTACGAATAGAAATATTTCGCTGGCTGTAAATTTAGCCGCAAAGCAATTAGAGGAAGGAACCGCATCGCCACTAGTCATTGCTCATTATCTTAAGTTAGGATCTCCAACAGCTCAACTTGAGCAAGAGAAACTTAGAAATGAGAACAAGCTAGTTGAAGCAAAGATTACTTCTTTAGAGTCTTCACAACGTGCCGAAGAGGCATACATCGAAGTCATCAAAGCCTTGCGTCACTACAACGGAACAGAAAGTTCAGAAGATGAATAAGCAAGCCAAATCATATTTGGAATTGATAACGTACAATTCCTTCGAAGATCGACTTGAGTATTTAATGCTAGATGGCGTAGTAGGACAAGAGACTTTCGGCTGGAACAGATATTTAAATCAAGCACTTTACACTTCTCCCGAATGGAGGAAGTTCAGACGTGACATTATAATTCGAGATCATGGCTGCGATTTAGGAGTTGAAGGATTCGAGATAAATGGCAGAGTCATCATTCGAGATCATGGCTGCGATTTAGGAGTTGAAGAATTCGAGATAAATGACAGAGTCATCGTTCACCACATAAATCCTCTTACGATCGAAGATGTTATTGAGCGTCGCCCATGTGTGTTTGATCCAAACAATGTAATAAGCACAAGGGACATTACGCATAAAGCTATACATTATTCGACTTCCGAAATAGTAATAACGAAGCCGATTGTTAGAACTGCTAATGATACAAGCCCTTGGCGAAAATAGGAGAAAGATTATGGCTACAACAAAAAGAAAATCAACTAAAGCTGAAGTTGAAACTCCAGTGGAAGTTGTAGAACCAGAAGTAGTTGCAACTGAAGACCCATTTACAAATGGTGTAGTTGTAAACTGCGAAGCTCTTAGATTAAGAGAAGAGCCAAACCTTGAAGGCAAAATCCTTTGCACAATTCCAAAGGGTGAAACAATTAGAAAATGCAAATCCGAAGACAGTTCTTGGCTCAAAGCTGAGTTCAATGGATTTAACGGTTTTGTAATGAGCGAGTACGTTAAGTAGGAAGGGTGAGTTATGATCGACAGCATTTTAGACACAATTAAAAAGCTGCTTGGACTCGAACCTGAATACACCGATTACGACCAAGATGTAATCGTGGCTATCAATACTGCTATACAGTCGCTCACACAACTCGGCGTTGGTAAAGCTGGCGAATTCCAGATTGAAGATGCTACTGCTACATGGGACGACTTCCTTGGTGAGGACAAAGTTAAATTATCGTGTGTGAAGAATTACATTCATATTAAAACGAAGATGCTCTTTGACCCACCAACTAGTTCAATACTTGCCGAGGCATACAATAAGCAACTCAGCGAACTAGAATTTAGAATCAACATTACTGCTGAATCTAGAGAGGAGGAATCATGACAGCAAGCGCACAAATGTATATGGCACATCATGGAATAGCTGGACAAAAATGGGGTAAAAGAAATGGACCTCCATACCCGCTTGAGTATAGTAAGCTGTCTCCTGAGGAAAGATCTGAGGCTAAGCAAAAAGCTATAAGAACTGGAAACATAAAGGAAGCTCAGCAGAACAAAGATTACTATAACGACAATGAGCTTGATGCTGTTATTAAGCGATTTAGACTTAATGCTTCACTAGATTCGTTAAATGCTGCACAGGTTAAAACTGGAATGCAAAAACTTAATCAGTATGGAAAAAGTATGGGTACAGTTGCTGAGGCAATTGGTAATACATACAAGACATATTCTGAGGCTAGAAAGCTTCTAGTGGCATTAGGACTAGTTAGTTCTAACAGCAACAGTGACAAACCAGCTAACAAGTCTGGAAATCAAAATTCTGATAAACCAGCTATGTCGGCTGAGGAAAAAGCTAGAAAGAAAGCTCAGGGTTCAAGCACAAAAGTGAATCTTGGAAAGATGAAAGATTAAGGAGAAAACATGAGTCTATCTAATACTGCTACACCGTATTACTATGGACAGTTCAAAGAGGCAGTAATTCGAGGTGAAATTCCAGTAAACAAGGAAGTGTCTATGCAGATGAATCTTATAGATGAACTCATAGCAAATCCTGCTTACTATTACGACGATGAAAAAGTCGAAGGATTCATCGATTATTGTGAGGCAGAAATGACACTCACGGATGGATCTGATTTAGTCATGCTTGATAGCTTTAAATTATGGGCCGAAGACATTCTTGGCTGGTATTACTTTGTTGAAAGAACAGTATATGAACCCTATCCAGATGGTCATGGTGGTAGATATGTAACGAAGATGATAAAGAAGCGTCTTCGTAACAGACAATATTTGATCGTAGCGAGAGGTGCTGCTAAATCTCAGTATGAAGCATATCTTCATAGCTACTATTTAAATGTTGATCCTACCACAACGCATCAGGTTCACACAGCTCCGACAATGAAGCAAGCCGAGGAAGTATTAGCACCTATAAGAACCGCTATCACAAGAGCAAAAGGCCCTCTGTTCAAATTCTTAACAGAAGGGTCACTACAAAATACTACGGGATCAAAGGCTGCTCGCCAGAAATTGGCATCCACCAAAAATGGTATTGAGAATTTCCTTACAGGTTCTCTACTTGAGATAAGACCAATGACTATTGATAAGTTGCAAGGTCTTAATTCTAGAATTAATACGGTCGATGAATGGCTTTCTGGTGAAATTAAGGAAGACGTTATCGGTACTTTGGAGCAAGGTGCTTCGAAGAATGATGATTACCTTATTGTTGCAGTAAGCTCAGAAGGTACTGCCCGAAATGGTCCTGGTGATACAATTAAATTGGAGTTGTCAGACATCCTTAAGGGTGATTACTACAACCCACACGTGTCTATTTGGTGGTATAAACTCGACGAGATCGAGGAAGTAAATGACCCATCCAAATGGCCAAAAGCAAATCCCAACATTGGCAAAACCGTAACCTATGAGACATATCAATTGGACGTAGATCGAGCTGAGAATGCACCATCTACACGAAATGATATACTCGCTAAACGTTTCGGAATCCCAATGGAGGGTTATACATACTTCTTTACTTATGAAGAAACTCTTCCGCACAGAACAAGAGATTACTGGCAGATGCCTTGTGCTCTTGGAGCCGACCTTTCTCAGGGTGATGACTTCTGTGCATTCACATTTTTATTCCCACTTCAAAATGGAAAATTTGGTGTCAAGGTAAGATCTTACATCTCATCTAGAACTTTAATGAAGTTACCATTAGCTATGCGTAACAAGTATGACGAGTTCTTAAATGAAGGCAGTTTGATAGTTCTTGAAGGAACAGTATTAGACATGCTAGAGGTCTTTGATGATCTGGACGCTCACATTTGCAATATGCAATATGACGTTAGATGCTTTGGCTACGATCCATATAATGCAAAAGCTTTCGTCGAGAGATGGGAGCAAGATTACGGTCCTTTCGGTGTTGAAAAGGTTATCCAAGGAGCTAAGACAGAAAGTGTTCCTTTGGGTGAACTTAAGAAAATGTCGGAGGATCGTATTTTATTGTTCGATGAAGCTCTCATGACTTTTGCGATGGGCAACTGTATTGCCCTTGAGGATACAAATGGAAATAGGAAGCTTTATAAGAAAAGGTATGAGGAGAAAATTGATAATGTCGCGGCATTGTTAGATGCATATGTCGCATTCAAAGTTAATCAGGAGGCGTTTTATTAATGAGTGAATTATACGCAATTCGAGTGTCCGACGACTATTTAGAGCATCATGGAGTCGATGGACAAAAATGGGGTAAAAGAAATGGACCTCCATATCCTCTGAATGCTGAAGGAAAAGCTGATCTTAGAGAACAGAAGAAAGCTGAAAAAGAGCAGAAGAAGATTGAAAAATACGGAAATCTGAAAAACAGAGCCAAACAGGAATACAGAGCTGGTAGGAGATATGTGCAGTCAGAAAAAGCAAAACGCGGAGCAATTGGAGCTGCTGGCATCAGTGCTGTTACAGCGGCTGTCCTCGCATCGACAACTCCAGCTCTCGCCTTGCCCGTTGCTGGTATAGGCGCATCTGTTGTCGCAGTTAATTCTGTCTATGCAGCATTATTGAAAAAGATCTTGCTAGTGCTAAAGAAGCGGCAAAAGCATCTGGAGACTACTCTCAGTACAACTATAAGGTTGAGAAATACCAGAATTTATATGATGGCTATGAAGATTTAAAAGACATGTATAACTGGAAATAGGGAGGACACATATGAAATTTTCAGATCGTCTAGCTCATGGCTGGAATGCGTTCATGAATAAAGACCCAACTTGTTGGAACAGAGGATCTAGTGGATCAACGAATCCTGCCAGACCAATGTTCACACATGGAAATGAAAAGTCCATTGCGACAGCAGTATACAACCGAATGGCTGTAGATGCTGCAGCTGTAAAGATAAGTCACTGTAAGCTTGATAAGAACAAACGTTATCTAGAGGATATAGATTCCAACCTAAACGAGTGTTTAAACGTCAGCGCGAATATCGATCAGACAGGTCGAGACTTCAGACAAGACATCTTTATGACAATGCTAGATGAAGGTGTTACGGCGATTGTGCCAGTAGACACAGACATCTATTCAGAGACCGGTTCGTTTGACATCCTGTCGGTTAGAACTGGAAAAATAGTCGAGTGGTTTCCACAAGACGTTAAAGTTCGAGTGTATAACGAGAAAACTGGTAAACACGAGGAGGTATTTATCTCCAAGAAAGTTGTATCGATATGCACTAATCCGTTCTTTGCAATCATGAATGAGCCAAACTCAACTATGCAAAGATTAATAAGAAAATTAAACCTATCTGATTTACTGGATGAAAAAACCGGTTCTAACAGATTAGATTTAATAGTTCAGCTGCCTTATTCAGTTCGAACAGATCTCCGTAAAGCTCAGGCTGAGGAACGATTAAAGAACATTGAAATGCAGCTATCCACATCGAATTTAGGCATCGCCTATATCGATTCTACGGAACATGTCACACAGCTCAATCGAGCAGTAGAAAACAATCTCATGAGATCAATTGAATATCTGACAGATCTGTTCTTCTCGCAATTGGGTATTACCAACGAGATCTTGAACGGTACGGCAGACGATAAGGCTATGAATAACTACTATAGCCGCATCATTGAGCCTTTGTTATCTACCGTCTGTGATTCTATGAACCGTACATTCCTAACCAAGACAGCTCGCTCTCAGGGGCAATCTATAACTTTCTTTAGAGATCCATTCAAACTGATTCCTGTTTCAGAGATAGCAGAAATCGCAGACAAGTTCACAAGAAACGAAATCTTAACCTCGAACGAAGTTAGACAGATTGTCGGAATGAAGCCAGTTGACGACCCTAGAGCAGATGAGCTCCGTAACAAGAACCTCTCTGAGGCCAAAGGCGAAGAGCACATAAATGTTCAGGGTAATGACATTAACCGAGGGCAGACAGACCCTCAGGAAGAGTAAGGAGGAATTCAAAATGGAACACTACGATTTTAGTGGTTGGGCCACAAAGAACGACCTCAAATGCTCCGACGGAAGACGAATTCGCCGTAACGCTTTCCAGCATTGCGACGGAAAGAAGGTGCCACTTGTATACAACCACGAGCACAACTCTCCAGCAGCTGTTTTAGGACATTGCTTACTTGAGAACCGCGAAGAGGGAGTGTATACATACGCATCTTTCAACGACACACCAGAAGGTCAGCGCGCTAAGACATTGGTTCAGCATGGAGACATCACTAGTTTGTCAATCTATGCTAACCAGCTCAGACAGGAAGGTTGCGACGTTGTTCACGGAGTAATCAGAGAGGTCAGTCTCGTTCTCGCAGGAGCAAATCCTGGAGCTTGGATTGATAACGTCCTTTCTCATGCAGACAGCATGTACGACGAGGATGAAGGTCAGTTCTATACAAATGACGAGATCGAACTTCAGCATTCTGAGGATAGCATTGAGCTTTCAGAGGAGACTGAAGAGGAATCTGAAGGAGGAGAAATGGAACATTCAGATGAGACAAAAGACAAGGAAGAGAAACCTTCTGAGTCAGAAAAGACTGTTCAGGATGTCATTGATTCAATGAATGATGAGCAGAAAAAAGTAACAGCTTTCCTTGTAGCTGAGGCTGCAAAGGGTGCTAAGAAACCAGAAAAAGATGAAGAATCCGAGGGAGGAAAAGAAATGAGTCATAACTTATTCGAGGGTGAAACACCTGAAAATACACTTCAGCATGACTGCCTTGCAGTTATTATCAAGGATGGTAAGAGATTTGGTTCACTTAAGGAATCTTACCTTGCTCATGCTCAGGAATACGGTATCGAGAACATCGATTGGTTATTCCCAGATGCTAAGAACATTACAGAGAAGCCTGGCTTCGTTAAGAGAAATCCAGATCAGTGGGTTTCAGTTGTAATGAACGGCGTACACCACACACCATTCTCACGTATCAAGATGCTCTTCGCAGATCTTCGTGAAGATGATGCTAGAGCTAAGGGTTACGCTAAGAAGGGCCAGCTTAAGAAGGAAGAGGTATTCGGTCTTCTTAAGAGAACTATCACACCAACAACAATCTACAAGAAGCAGAAGTTGGATCGTGATGACATCATCGATATCTCAGATTTCGATGTAGTAGCTTGGCTTAAGGGCGAGATGAGAATGATGCTTGATGAGGAAATCGCTAGAGCAATCGTATTCGGCGATGGACGTTCAGCTTCAGACCCAGACAAGATTTCTGAGTCTAACATCATCCCAGTTGCTAAGGATGCTGCTCTTTACACAATTCACCAGACAATCGCAGCTGGTGCTAAACCAGAAGATCTTATCGATGCAGCTGTTATCGGTCAGAACGACTACGAGGGTTCTGGTAATACAACAATGTTCGTTGCAACAGATGTTGTTACACAGATGCTCCTTGTTAAGGATACAAACAAGCACAGAATCTACAAGGATGTTGCTGATCTTGCACTTGCTTGCTCAGTTAACAGAATCGTTAAGGTTCCAGCTTCTATCATCCCAGCAGGCATCAAGGCTGTAATCGTTGACCTTAATGACTACAACGTAGGTGCTGATAAGGGTGGCGCTGTAAACATGTTCGATGATTTCGACATTGATTACAACCAGGAGAAGTACCTCATCGAGACAAGATGCTCAGGCGGCTTAACAAAGCCATTCTCAGCTGTAGTTATCGAGGAGACACAGGCAGCAGGCTAATAAGCTTTCAAAATGGGACTTATAGATAACCTATAGGTCCCTTTTTAATTTGGAGGAAACATGGATAAATTTCACGGAATAATAGGGTTCGGAGTTTCAGAAGAATACGCTCCCGGAAAGTTCAGAGACAGCATTGTTGAGAGAACTTATTACGGAGACATCTTGAAGGACACAACAAAATATAGTCAGGGAAGCACTCCTACTGGAACCCTCGATATAGCTTCCAAATTCTCTATATTAGCCGATGGCTACGCAAAAGAGCACTACAAGTCTATTAGATATGTGTGCTATATGGGAGAAAAATGGAAAGCTTCGCTAGTAGATCCTATGGCTTATCCGAGAATAATCATTACTGTCGGAGGTAAATACAATGGACGATAGCTCAAAGCTATATGAGATATTTGAAGGTATCATCGGGGAAGGAAGAGTGTATATAGATCCTCCAGACAATCTATCTATGGAATACCCCTGCATAAGAATAAGCCGAGACGCAAGGCAAATTCGCTACGCTAACGGCAAAAAATACTCAAAGACATCGGTCTTTACTGTTACGTTAATCGATTACGACTCAGATTCCGAGTTCTTCGAACCAATCGAGGATTTGGAACATTGCGAGTTTGATCGTCAATACGGCAGCGAAGGCCTTTTTCATTTTGTCTTTAACAAATACATTTAGGAGGATTTATCATGCAAAAATTATCATGGGATAACGCTGGTGAGAGACTTTACGAAACTGGTGTTAGAAATGGTGTGCTTTATCCATATGATAGCACAGCAGAAGATAAGACAAAGGCATACAAGCCAGGCGTTGCTTGGAATGGTCTTACAGCAGTAACAGAGTCACCTTCAGGCGCAGAGTCAACACCTCTTTACGCTGATGATGTTAAGTATCTTGACTTACTTTCAGCTGAGGAGTTTGGAGCAACAATTGAGGCTTATACATACCCAGACGAGTTCGGCGCATGCGATGGCTCAGCTGAGATCGTTAAGGGTGTACAGATCGGACAGCAGGCTAGAAAGATGTTCGGTCTTTGCTACAGAACAGCTCTTGGTAATGATGTTGACGGTAACGATTATGGTTACAAGCTTCACCTTATCTATGGTGCAAAGGCTACACCATCAGAGAAGAGCTTCACAACAATCAACGATTCACCAGAGGCCATTACATTCTCTTGGGAGCTCTCTACAACTCCAGTAGAGGTTGAGGGATTCAAGAAGACAGCTAGTTTGACAGTTGATTCTACAAAGGTTTCTAAGGCAGCTATGGCTGCTCTTGAGAAGGCACTTTATGGATCAGAGGAGAACGATGCATATCTTCCACTTCCAGCAGAAGTTAAGTCTATCATCGAGGCTGCTGATGCAATCGCTGGCTAATAGCTAGAAACACTATGGAGGAGGATTATTTTCAGGTCCTCCTCTTTTTTCATTTGATTAGGAGAGGAGAAACAAAATTATGTACGCAAAATCAATTAAGTATACAGATTTCAATGGTGTAGAACGTGAGGAAGTGCATCACTTCAATCTTACTCAGGCTGAGATTACAGAGATGGAACTTTCTACAAATGGTGGATTAGATCAGTACATCCACAACATTATCGCAGCTCAGGATGGAGCAGAGATTATCGCTTTATTCAAGCAGCTCATCTGCAAGTCGTATGGTGTTAAGTCACTTGATGGTAAATATTTCCACAAGAGACCAGAAGACCTTGAGAATTTCATGGCTACAGAGGCTTTCTCTGTTTTATACATGGAACTTGCAACAGATACAAAGGCTGCAACCGAGTTTGTTAACGGAATTACACCTAAGATGCCTGAAGATCACAAGAAGCCAAATGGACCACAGGCCGTGACTTCTCGCTAATTTAGGAGGTGATCTTGAATGTTAAAGTTAGTGATTCCAACAGTGGAATATTTCGATGACGTGACAGAAGAATTCTTCACTATTGAGGGAGGAACACTTACACTCGAGCATTCTTTACTTTCTATTTCAAAATGGGAGCAAAAATGGCATAAGTCTTACCTTGCCACCGATGACAAAACCGCTGATGAAATAATGGATTACATTCAGTGCATGATAGTGAATCCAAATGTGGACGTTAAGATGCTTAACAACTTAACACAACAGAACATAGACGATATCACTAAATACATAAATGATCCTATGACTGCAACGGTTATACATGATGGTAATAAAAGTAAGAAGAAAGAGATCATAACCAATGAGCAGATTTACTCTTGGATGATTCAGCTTAATATCCCAGTTGAATTTCAGAAATGGCATTTAAATCGTTTACTTACCCTTATTAGAGTTTGTCAAATCAGAAACGAGCCACAAAAGAAGATGGGTCGTAGAGAGCAATTCGAACAACAGAGAGCATTAAATGCTCAAAGAAGGGCTCAAATGCATAGTAAAGGATAGGTATGCCTATGTCTAAGATGGTATCTTTCAGAACTCAGGGCGATTTCAAGAAGCTTAACAGTTTCTTTGAGAGATGCCTTGAGATCGTAGACTTGGGTTTTTTGGATAAATACGGTCGCAGAGGGTGCGATGCATTAGCTGCGGCCACTCCAAAAGATACTGGATTGGCGTCTAGTTCTTGGACTTACGACATCATTAGAGATAAAGGATCAGTAAGAATAGAATGGCACAATTCGGACGTAGAAGGTGGATATAACGTAGCGATCCTCGTTCAGTATGGACACGCTACAAGATCAGGAGGCTTCGTGGAAGGGATAGATTTTATCAATCCTGCCCTGGAGCCTATTTTTATTGACATCGCAAAAGAAGCTTGGGAGGAGGTAAATAGACTTTGAGTAAGACAATTGATACAAAAGTTGTCGAGATGCAATTTGACAATGCCGAGTTTGAAAAAGGCGTCAAAGAGAGCATGTCTACTCTCGATAAACTTAAAGAGAAACTCAAAGGTATGAATTCTTCCGAGGTTGGCTTGGAGGAATTGTCTAAGTCAGCTAAGAAAGTTGACCTTGCGAGCTTATCAGATTCTGTAGACCAGTTATCAAGTAGATTCTCAGCAATGGGAATAGTTGGCATGACTGTTTTAGCGAATCTGACAAATTCAGCTGTTAATACAGCTAAGAAAATTATCACTGCGATTCCAAACCAAATTATGCAAGGCGGTTGGACCAGAGCAATGAACTTGGAAAATGCTAAGTTCCAGCTTGAAGGTCTTGGCTACACTTGGGATAAGGTTGGTAAGCAGATTAGTAATTCGGTTAATGGAACAGCCTATAGCTTAGACTCAGCAGCAAAAGCAGCTGGCTCACTCGTAGCCTCTGGTATAAAGATTGAGGGCGAAGGCGATAAGCTGGAAAAAGCATTAACCGCAATTTCAGGCGTTGCAGCACAGACAAATTCAGACTTCGATTCGATAGCATCAATATTCACGACCGTTGCTGGTAACGGAAAGTTGATGACAATGCAATTACAGCAGTTATCAAATAGGGGTCTTAACGCTGCAGCTACTCTTGGTAAGGTTTTAGGTAAATCTGAAGCCGATATCAGAGCAATGGTAACCGCTGGAAAGATTGATTTCGAGACTTTCTCAAGTGCCATGCTTGAAGCATTTGGAGAACATGCTTACAAAGCGAATGAAACCTTCACTGGTTCACTCGCTAACATGAAAGCTGCATTAAGTAAGATTGGTTCGAACTTCGCTGATCCAATTATTCAAAATGCGGTACCAATTTTCAATGCTTTAAGAGAATCTATTAACGGATCAAAAGTAGAAGTTGAGCAGTTCTTCGCTAAATTCGATTTGGCTCAGCAGACACAGCTTAAAGCCAATGTTGGAGCAGCACAGGCAGCTATCGATAAACTTACTGATAGCTATAAGAAGGGTGCTATTACAGAAGAAGAGTATGATTCTAAACTCAAGGAGTTAAATGACGACCTTACATTTGCAAAACGCAAGTATATGGAAGCCATGTCTCCATTTGAGAAGTTCATTACTCTTGCTAGAAATTTCACAGTTAATGTAATTAAAGGCGTTGATTGGAGTTTCCTAGAAGGAATCTTTAAGACTACTATACATCTCGGTAAGGGATTATATTCAGTCATAGCTCCAATTCACGATGCCTTTAAGCAGACTTTCACAGGTAGTATTTGGGAAGCGTTAGACAAGATAACCCAGAGAATGGCGTTATTGACGTCCAAGATAGTTCTCTCAAAGACTGCTATGAGTGATCTTAGAGATACATTCAAGGGAGTATTTGATGTTGTTCATGCTGTAGGAATAGTATTTAACGAGTTCCTCAAGGTGGTAATCCCAACAGAATTACACGGTAGAACATTAGTTGAGACAATTTTAAATGTTACTGGTACGATTGGTAGATTCTTGAGTAAAGTGTCAGACATGACTACCAGAACCGATGAAGTTAGAGTTGCATTCGAAAAATGGGCTGTACAGCTAAAGATTGTAGCTGGACTACTTGTAGCCCTTAAATTCCGAAACCAAATAGCCAATATTCTTCAGATGGTATCAGCTGTTGGTTTACTGTCTGGTAAATTAGCGCTTATAGCAGGTGTTGCTGCTGGTGGTTACTTTGGAATTAGAAAACTTATTGAGGTTATTTCAGAGCTTAAGAAAGGAAATACCGAGGTTTTAGGACCTTTACAGAGATTCCTTCCACAGCTTAAAACACTAATCTCAAGTGTTACAAAATCAGTTTCCAGCCTTACAGATAAACTGAAAGGACTTAAGAGTCTTAGTCTTCCTCAGATACTTGATAATATCAAAAGCGCTTTGGAAAAGATTAAGCGAACCATCTCAGATCTATTTGGAGGCAAAAGCGAGGAAGCATCTGACCTAATCACAATCGCTGATGAGAAGGTTCCACTCGCTGGAAAGAAGATTAATAAGTTTGCTGAGATATTACAATCAGCATGCGAAAAGATGCATAAATTCTTTGAACGCTTACCTATGGAAAAGGTTGCAGCCTTAGCATTTACTGTAACTATGACTTATGTCGGCGTGCAGCTTGCTAAGACAATGGCAAACTTCGGTAAGACTTCAAGAAGCTTTGGTAGCTTAGCCGATCAAATGGGCAAGACACTAAAGCAAATTAGAGAAGGAGGCTTAAAGTCACTTATCAATGGCACTGGAGAATTGCAGAAGAAAAAGAAGGCAATTACGACTGCTATCCTTGAGATCGCTGGAGCCATTGGTATACTTGCCGCTTCACTTAAACTCTTATCTACAGTCCCAGTAACTGAGATTTGGACATATGTAGGCGCATTAGGTGCTTTATCTGGTGTCCTTACAACAATGACACTTCTCATGGCACTGGCTTCTAAACTCGCAGGAGGTGCGGCTAACTTAGCTAAAGCCTCATTCTCAATGGTCGCTTTATCAGGATCAATTATATTGTTGGTTGGAGCATTAAAGCTACTTGAGACAGTCGAGATGGAAGGTATCTGGCAACGACTTGGATACTTAGCAGCAGTTGCTGGCATCATGACAGCCGCAGCTACTATTATATCTAGATTCGGAACCGTAGCTGGAGATAAGAAACTAATGATGGGCGCAGTCTCAATTCTTGCTTGCGGATTCGCAATTAAGAAAGTTGCAGAGGCGTTATCGATCATTAGTGACATCGAGTTAACCAAGCTGTCTTGGGAGAAGATGGGTTACTTTGCAGCCACAGTTGGCATGCTTGGCGTGCTTGCAGTAGCTTGCTCAAAGATAAGTATGGGAGGTTTCTTTGGTTTACTCGGATGTCTAATTATATTAAAGGCCGCTACTCCAATCATGGAGCAGATAGCCTCATATAATTACGAAGATATGGCTAATACATTCAAGAAGGCACTCGTCACTATTGGCGTATTAGGATTAGTTATTGGTACAGCAGCAGTTATAGGCATAGCAGCTGCTGGTAAGGGAGTTAAAGCATTTGGTGCAGGCTTACTCGGAATAGCTGCATCTATGACAATCATGGGTGTGGTTGTTTGGAGAATGGGCCAGCTTGATAAGAATACTCTTATTAAGGGTACTTTATTTATGGCTGCGTTTATGGTCTTAGTAGACATGTTAGCAGTCGCATCCGAGTGTGTAAAAGACTCTAAGATGGCCGGATTTGGAGTGGGCTTACTTGCGATGGCAACCTCTATGGCTATTATGGCTGTGGTTGCTTGGAGAATCGGTCAACTTGATAAGAATACTCTTATCAAAGGAACCGCTTTCGTAGTAGCTTTACTCGGCATGATTGCACTTCTTGAGATTGCGAGCAAGGCAACAGCAAACGCTAAGGTCGGTCCACTTATTACCTTATTACTAATGATGACGACCATGATGTCTATGATGATCGTAATGACTCTCATGGATGTTCCTGGTTTACTTGCATCTACTGTGGCTATATGCGCAGTTCTTCTAGCGTTAGGAGAAGCTATTAAGTCGATCGCTCGAATTAATAGTAAAGGTGCAATAGCGAAGATCGGGGTTCTTCTAGTCGCAACTGGAGCTATGGTAGTTCTCGGTGAGTCTATTAGACGACTTTCTTCACTTCCTTGGCAGTCTATAGCTGCGTCAGGTGGAGCTATGCTCCTTGCAATGCTTGGATTGTCAAAAGTCCTTTTAACGCTTTCATCAACTAGAGGATTTACAGCGAAGTCTATAGGTCCTAAGCTTCTTGCACTAGTTGGAGCATCAGCATCCCTTATCTTAATCGGTGCGGCTCTTAGAGTTGCAGTTGTTGACCAGCCTTGGGAAGCAATCGCGGCATCGGGAGCAGCAATGGCTATAGCTTTAATTGCTGTAGCTGCAGCCTTAAGAATCATTTCAGGTATTAAAGATGTTGACGCTAGTACAATAGCTGCATTCGCAGCAGTTGCAACAGCACTTATCCCAGTAGCAATAGCTTTGAAGCTTGCTGTATCAGATAGTCCTTGGGAATCTATCATCGCATCAGGCGCAGCAATGTCATTGGCATTGATCTCTGTAGCTGGAGCTCTCAGAGTTATCGCTGGCATTCAAAATGAGATAAGTGTTAACACTCTAATGAGCTTCTGGATGGTTGCGACAGCACTTATTCCAATTGCATTAGCATTGAAGATAGCAGTATCAGATCAACCTTGGCAGACAATGATAGCTGGGGCTCTAGCCATGAGTACATGTTTACTTGCAGTCGCTGGCGCTTTGGGTATCGTCTCTAAGATGGATGGTACTATAGGTGGAGCATTAACCTTAGTTGTTGCATCCGCTGCTTTAATCGAGATGGCTTACGCTTTGGATATCTGCAATGGTGTTGACTGGGCTTCAGTTGGACAAATGTCCACAATGCTTCTCGTATTAGTCGGAGCATTAACCGCTTTAGGCTTCTTTGGCATGACACTTGCCCCTGGAATGCTTGCAGCCTCTGTAGCTATGATCGCAGCGTCTGGAGCAATTCTATTACTTGCCGCAGCTTTACAAGTTGCAGCGGGTGTTGACCAAGGTGCTGTAAATGCTCTTTGCGTAACATTAACTGTTATGTCATTAGCTCTTATAGGTTTAGCAGCAGCTTTCACGATCTTTGCTCCTGGAGCAGCTTTAGTAATTCCAGTACTTGCCACATTAACCACAGTCATCTTAGCTATCTCGGCTGCTTTCTTAGCATTCGGTGCAGCTACACTCATGACTGCTGGAGCATTCACAATTATCACAAACGCTGTTAATTCGATGAATGCAGCTAATATGGATAAAGTTGCTGAGGATATGGGCAAGCTTGCATTAGCTTTAGCTGGTATGTCAGTACAGTGTTTAACACTTCCACTTGCAGCCGGCGGCTTAGCATTACTTGCTTTATCTATCGTACAGCTTCAGAAATCAGTCACAGCAGCGACTGCTGAGGCAGTAAGTAACTTAGATAAACTCCAAACAGCTGTTACCGATGAGCTTACAGAAGCTAGTGAACAGACTGTACAAATCGGCAAGCAAGCCGTAGAAGGATTTATCAAAGGTCTTACTGACAAGACTGAGATCGCTAATGTTAAACTCGCAGCAGCAAACCTTGGTAATGCTTTAGCAGACCAGCTCCGTACAACTCTCGATATCCACTCACCTTCAAGAGTCATGGACCTTATTGGTGAATTTGCGGTTAAGGGATTTAGAGATGGTGTGCTTGACAAGAAGATTTGGGGAGAAATCAAGACCGAGGTTTCTAATGATGTTAAGACATTAACTGATAGATTTGGGGCTGGTGTGGATGCCGTTAAGGGATTCATGGCTGGAATCAAGGAAGGTAATAGTGTTCTGGCATCTACTAAGAGTTATTACTCTGAATTTTCAAAATCAGTAGGAGCAACT